GCATCATAAGTATCACCAGCAATGGTGAAAGTGATGTCTCTGCCGGTGACGATTGTTGTTGGCATGATTTCTCCTTAGTTGGTGTAATAGGTGCTGACTTGTAAATCGGCTATCAGGTATTTACCTGCACCGACTTCCAATGATTGAGGTTGATTCACATCGCCGACTTCATATCCATCGGGCATTGTGCTGATGATGTCAATCATCAATTGTTCTAGATTGTCCAAAGCCGCTGCGTTGTTCATATAAGCAACAACACCGGTTACAGTCAAATTGATTTTAACTTTAGTTGTTGCGCCATTGATTAAAACGCTTTCCAGATACGGCGTTCCCGGGATTAAAACGATGCTTGGGCTTGTCATTGTCTCCGGAATGCCATTATAGACATTGGCAGCAATTGTGGAAAGTGTTGTTTGCAATGGTGTTCTGATGTCAGCTTCAATTGTCATTGGCACATTGCCTCAACATCCAAAAATGGCCCAAGCAACCCAACGACTCTATTTGTAAGGCTTCGGCCTAAAATAAATGGTTGCGGCTGGAATGTGTCTGACATGATTTGATTGCCGGGAGCTGTAATGCTCTGGAAAATCTCAACCGAAACAACCAAAATCGCGTTTTCAATAGGCGGTGTGCTGGCATAAAGTTGCGCGGCTGATGCACCGGATAAAGTAGCCAATGCGCTTGGAATAAATGGCAATGGGTATGTGCGATCAGCCGCGGCTGTCGCAGCTGTAAATGTATAAGGCTCAATACGATCATCGGTGACTGTGTAAGTGCCATTGTATGTTCCGGCCCCGGTAACAATGACAGACTGCCCCGGCACAAAATAATTTGGCCGAATTGTAGTGAAATAAATGACGGAATCACTCACATTGGCAAATGTCACCGATGATTGGTATTGCGTAAGTAAAGGCAAAATCGTTTGCTCGGCTGAATCAATAAATGAATCAAGTTGTGCGTCAGAATATAAAGAAACCGAGACACCAAGAATGGATCGTAGCTGTGAGGCTGTGACTATTGCTGGCATCTCGGTTCCTTTCGTGTCAGTAGCGTTCGGGAGCGACCGCTACCGATTTTGATTTTTTAGTTATCAGGTCTGGTTCCAGCATGCGCCAAATGGAATCTTTGGAGCAATTGCTGCATAGCCATAGTAAAGAATATCAATGGTTCCATCGCTCTGAATTGCTGTGCGCAATGTAAAGCGTGGTGACTCATACCATGTCCAAGCATCTGGATTAACAACTACCATTGAGAAATCTCCGGTTGATGTTGTTGGGCCAGCGTTACCGATTGAGCGAGAAACAAAAAGATTAAGACCCGGTGAAACTACACCGCGCAATGAATCGCCTCTCACATTACCGGCTGCATTTGATGGTTGCGCTGCGTTGTATAGCGGTGCGCCATTATCGTTATAGCCCATAATGTTCGTCCATTGTCCCGGACTCACAACGATGTTACGAGCAAATCCAAGTGATGATGAATAAACAGCACCAGCAGCTTGAGATGTGTAAGCCAAGAATCCTGTTGATGAGTTTGCATTCACACCAGTTTGCTGACCTGCACCAGCAATTGTGCCAACGGCAAATTCATCAGTTACTTTTGCATAAGCAAATTCAAGATTCTGCAAAAGAGCCGTTAGATATTCTGGTCGGCTGCGATCGATGAGCTCTACTGTGGAAATCGCACGGCCTTTGAAGGATTGTACGGGTACGCTCAAAAATGTTGCTGATAGTGATGATTCTGTAACAGCTGCATTTTCTGCAACATTTGCCACAGTAGGCACAGCAGTAACGCGAGGAATTTCAAATGTCATTCCTTCGCCAACAAGAGTTTCACGGCTTAGCGCATCAATCATTCCGCGATCAGCGTTAGCCAATGCATTAACAACCTGTGTGCTTTGAGGCGTTGGCACCATTCCTGGAGCTGTGCCAGTCGTATTATCGGCGGCCTTGATGTATTGGCGTGAATCTTCATCATGAAGAATTGTTGCCTTTAAATAGTGCTCAAGGTATGAAACCTTTGACACAATTGGTGATCGTGGAGCTGTGTAATAGGCAGGTCGTGATGCCTGAACAGCCTCAGCTGGAGCCTCTACCGGTTCAACGGCAGGAGCGGTGTTTTCGGTAGTGTTATCCACTTTGTCTCCTTCATTTGGGTTTGATGTCTCTGCAACTATTTCAGTTTCAGAATCTTCTGATGCTGCTACTTCTGAAACGCGTGCAGATCGCACGGCTGGTTCAGTAACTAGTGCAACGCCTTTGAGCTGGCCATTCAAAACTTTCATTGTGCCATCTTTTTGCATTTCATAATTATCAACAGCCAATTCAATGCTAAATCCATCGCGTAAGCCTTCCATTGCCTCTGTAAGCGCATCGGTGCCGGCTGTGGTGTTAGCAATCTTGAAAGTCGCTGTCATTTCTTTATCATTCACACTCATAGCAATGCTCTTTCCAATTCGGCGTGTGTTGTCATGCTCAAGGTTTAAAAAAACATCTTGAGGCACAATTGATCCACGGGCAAAAGTGACTTTGCCTGTGCTGGCATTTGCTTGTTCATTGAATGCAACTATGCGACCGGTAATTGTTCTTGAGTCCGAATCAGCTGCCGTAATTTCCATTGGTGTTGTTAGCTTCATGAGATCATATCCTCCATCTGTCTAATTTCATCGGTAGTGATTGCTCCGATGTCGAACAAAATCTTGTAAATTTCTGCACGCTCTTTTTCTGATCCGCGCAAGTACGCCTTCAAATCAAATTCAACGCGCTGTGTTGATGGCGTGAAATCTGGCATTGAAAGCCGGCTGGTCAAGCTGTTCATCAACGGGAGCAACGAGAAATCCAAAAGAGTTTGACGCGCCGTTTGGGCGTTTTGATAGGTCATGGATGATCCAGTCGGCGCATCAATAAAGTAAGCCGGAATGCCAACGGCACGGGCTAATTCTGTGGCAATTATTTCGCGTGCTGCGTTTAGGCCAATTTGCTCCGGTGTGAAGCCAACAGTTTCCATTGTGATGTCCGCATTGAGGAATGCCGTTCCGCGATTTCTTCTTGCTGCCCCCCAAGCATCCAGCAATTTGGCAATGCGGTCAGCTGGCAATGCTGTGCCATTTGATTTTAAAACCATTGATGGCACAGGTTCGCGTGCATACATTGCGGCCGCACGCTCGAGTTCCGCACCGGCTCTTATTGTGCGACCAGCTCTGTTGAGTAGACCTTCATCATTGCCATAAAACACAACAAGCGATCCAACGCCGCTATCCGGCACTTGCATTCCATCAACTGTGTAATACTCAATTTGGGTGCCTTTATCGTTTAAGAAAACACCAACACGATTAGGAGCAACGCGCCACATTTCTCTTACTCTAAATGTGTCAGCAAAAAGCGACATCACCTGAAAATATGAAAATCCCGTAAATAATAAATCCTCGCACGCCCATACCCAACTAACGGCCCCCGGCACTCTGCGATCTGGATCATCAATGACAATTGGCTGGTCAATAATTGTGCCGGTGGCTTTATCTCGTGTGATAAGCGGAATTGTTGCGATGGAATTACAAATCATGTTTCTAGCTCGAGCGATGGCTGGAACAGACATAGCTTCTTCGCGGGTTGCTAAATAATCAGCTCCACCAAATGGATAAAACGCATCTAGTGTTGGAGCTGGCCCAATTTGTGCAGCAACATCAGCACCGCGCGTTGGCGCGACTGTTTCAATGGTGCGTTTGCGGTCAAATAATCCCATGCACCCATTTTCTCAAAATGTCAAGCATCAACCCACTAAAATGTCTATTTCCGTTTCTGGGCGTGTCGCGAAGTGCGTGCATAATGCAGCGGCCACAGCGGCGGCCACGGCCGTTCCGCTAGCACGCCTTCCAATAACCCATCCACCATCGCCTTTACGCAATCGCACAGCTGACAGCATTTGTTCAGTCAGCGTTGATTGATTCCGATGTTTTAACCGACCAGAATTGATGGCACCTAACAATTCATCGCATGCTTGCGGGTAAGCCGAATCCATGTCGTGGATTGGAATACCGGCTGGCACCATACGCGCCGCAATTGCCCCGGTCGTGCGCCGTGAGTAAAGCAAATACTCAATTGGATATTTGCGACAATAAGCCGCTGCATCATTTGCAATTGCCCGATCATCTAGCTGTATTGTGTTTTCCCATGTGTGAAGCAGCTTTATCACAAAACTCTCTGATCCAAGCTTTTGGGCTCCCACTAATGCTGCATTTCTACGATCCGGTGAAATATCAATCGCCATCCATGTCAGCTTGTCAATATCAAGGTCAATTGTTTCGTCACCACATGCTTGCCATTCTTTGGCCCCAATAACGCTGGAGATTGTTTGAACCCAACGATTTAAAACCTCGGTTTGCACCACATCGGCAGGATCATTGAAAACGGCTCGGATATTGTCTGGGTGAATTGTTATGTTAAGTCCGGGATTTGCAAAAGCTGCGTTTTCTAGTGAAATTTCATCAGTCGGTGCCGACCATTCAAAATAACCCACATTATCGGGAGCACCACTAGCTGCCGCCAATCCGCGCTCGCGTAATTGGTTGAGCACAATGCTATGACTATCTCCGGCCGTGGAAAAGCAATTGACCTGTGGATTTTTGGCCGCCATCAATGTGTATCGCATTGCGGCAAATGTCTCCATGTCGTGCAGCTCTCGGATTTCATCCATGTGGATGCTTTCCGGTTTTGATAAACCTCTAGCTGCTGATCCACCAGCTTTGATGATAAAACGCGATCCTTCTAGCGTTTCAATCTCCTCAGCTCCATGTTGCCACCTAATGCGCTTGACCCGTTTAGCTAAATCATCATGGCTTTCAACAATCTGCACAATTGCCCGAAATTGCTCAAGCGATGTCACCAATCGGTGAGCTGTGGAAACCTGCAAACTTTCTTGCCAATGAAATAGACCCATCAAGATTCTGGCCATCATGTAGGTACTTTTGCCATTTTGCCTTGCAACAGTCGCAACTGAAATTGGGTGATGGTAGCGGCCATCGGGTTTCACCTTGAGTGAATGCTCG